CTCCGGAAATAAAAGAAAATCCTTCTACGCCGATGGGTTTTTGCAGAAGGAACGTGCTAAATGTCAAAGGTATCCAGCGCTTCCGAAAATCTACAACCGGAAGCTGTATCGGTTCCCCCGACGATTCCGGGGACACAACCTGAACCCCTTGAGGAACTTTCCCAAGAGGAAAGGGCCGAATGGGCCAAATTCACCGCGCGCATGCCGCCGGATTGGTTTCCCCCGGAGACGTGGCCGATGCTGGCGCAGCTTTGCCGCCATATCTGCCAAGGCCGCTTCATCGGTCAATGCCTGCAGGAGGCCCGCGCCGGGATTCTCGATCCGACCGACGACGACGCGCTGGAGCGCATGGAGCGCCTGCAGCGGCTGCACGACCGCGAGGGCCGGGCGATGACGGCGATGATGGTGCGGCTGCGCCTGACGAGCCAGCAGCGCATCCCGGACGCGGACGTCGCCGACCGGGCGCGCGACCGGATCAAGGACGAGCATGTCGAGATGCCGCCGTGGGCCTCCACTGGCAGGAGCATCGGGCTGCGCCAGTGATCGACCTTGAGCGCCTGCTCACCGAGCGGCAGGACAAGTTGCGCGGCCGACCCCGCGACTGGATTGACGACTTCGGCGGCTGGCGTCGTCGCATCGACTGGACCGGCGTCGTGATCATCGCGGGCGCGTTGCTGGTGCCGCTGTCGATCCTGTTCGCGGTCTGGGTGCTGGCGTGACCGACGCCGCGATCCTCGACCAGCCGCTGACGCCCGCCGAGCGCGCCGAGCGCAACATCGAGTGGTGCGAGCAGTATCTGTTTCTGCCCGAGGGCAAGAACGTCGGTCAGCGCTTCCGCATGGCCGAGTTCATGCGCCACGACTTCCGCGCGATCTACGGCAACGAGCACGGCACACGACGCGCGATCATCTCAAGAGGCCGCAAGAACGCCAAGAGCGTCGAGTGCGCGTGCATCGTGCTGCTGCATCTATGCGGCCCCGAGTATCGACCGAACGGCTCGCTGTATTCCTGCGCGCAATCGCGCGACCAAGCCGCGATCATCTTCCGGCTCGCGAGCAAGATGGTCCGGATGTCGCCGATCCTGCGCCGCGTGGTCAGGATCAAGGAATCAGCGAAAGAGTTGCGCTGTCCCGACGTCGGCACCGTCTACAAGGCGCTCAGCGCCGAGACCAGTACCGCGTTTGGTCTGTCTCCTGTGCTGACGATCCACGATGAGCTGGGTCAGGTCAAAGGTCCGCGCTATCCGCTCTACGAGGCGCTGGAAACCGCGACCGCAGCACAGGAAGAGCCGCTGACCGTGGTGATCTCGACGCAGGCACCGAGCGATGCCGATCTGCTCTCGATGCTGATCGACGACGCCATGACCGAAGCCGATCCGCGCACCGTGTTGCGGTTCAACACCGCGCCGATGGACGACGACCCGTTCGAAGAAGACACCATCGCCAAGGCCAACCCGGCGCTCGACATCTTCATGAACAAGGGCGAAGTTCTTGCGATGGCCGAGGACGCGCGACGCCTTCCGGCCCGCGAGGCCGAGTTCAGAAACTTGATCCTGAACCAGCGCGTCGAGGCCTCCAACCCGTTCGTCACGCCATCGGTGTGGAAAGCCAATGGCGCAAAGCCGCTGCCGTTCGCATCCACGACGCCGCTCTATGGCGGGCTCGATCTGTCCTCCGTCGCCGATCTCACCGCGCTGGTGCTGATCGGTCAGCCCGACACCAAGAAATGGCATGTGCATCCGACGTTCTGGCTACCGTCCGAAGGCCTCGCCGAGAAAAGCAGACTCGACCGCGTGCCTTACGACGTCTGGGCCAAGCAGGGTTTTCTGCAGACCACTGACGGGCCGACGATCAAATACGAGGAGGTCGCCAAGATCCTGCGCGATCTGTTCAACCGCTACAATATTCGCAAGCTGGCGTTCGACCGCTGGAACATGGCGCATCTGAAACCGTGGCTGGAGAAGGCGGGCTTCAGTACGCAGATGATCGAGGAGCGGTTCGTCGAGTTCGGGCAGGGGACGCAGTCGATGAGCCCGGCGTTGCGCAGCTTGGAAGAGCTGTTGCGCGACAAGCTATTGGCCCACGGCAACCACCCGGTGCTGGCGATGTGTGCGGCCTGCGCCGTGGTCGAGGGCAAGGACGACGCGAACAGGAAGCTCAGCAAGAACAAGTCCTCTGGCCGGATCGACGGCCTCGTGGCGCTCGCCATGGCAGTCGGTGTCGCACAACAGATGCGTCCGGTCGATGTTTCGACGCTGATTGCATGAAGACCATCAGCAAACACGAACTCGGCGTCACCGACTTCACGACGCGCAAGTACATGCAGCCCGGCGAGCAGGACGTGTTGCTGGCGCTGGTCGCGAGCATCGCGCCGAAGACCATGGTCGAGATCGGCGTCAACGAGGGCCTGACCGCTTTTGCGGTGCTGCGCGAGATCACGACCATCGAGCATTACATCGGCATCGACGTGGACGCGGCCTATCGATTCGAGATCCCGGCGCAACAGATCGAGCGCACCGATCAGCCGGGCCGACTGGTCAGCGGCGATCCGCGCTTTGAACTGCGCTTTCGCGGCGCGGAAATGCCTGCAACGGCCGATGTGGTGTTCATCGACGGCGATCACGGCAAGCACGCGGTGCTCGCCGACTCGATCTGGGCGGCCGAGATCGTGGCACCGGGCGGCCTGATCATCTGGCACGACTACGGCAATCCGACCGTCGAGGTGACCGGCGTGCTCAACAGGATGGACAACCATCACCACCAGCTTCACCACGTCGAGGGGACGTGGCTGGTGTTCGAACAGCGATGACGCAAGTCATGATGGGCGATGCCGTGGTCGCGGCGCACTACGTGCAACGTGGCATCGAGCGCTTCCGCCAGAACCAGTTTGATCAGGCGGTGGCCGCCTTCGACGGCGCGCTGCAGCTCAACCCGGACGATCCCTATGCCCGCTGGAATCGGGCGACCGCGCTGCTCTCGATGGGCGACTATGCGCGCGGCTTTCCCGAGCACGACGTGGCGTGGCGGCTGTTTCACTGGCGCGGCTTCGGCCCGGTTGGCAACGACATCGACCACATCAGCCATCTGCCGCTATGGCGCGGTGAATGCGGAGAGCGCTTGCTGGTCTATCACGAGCTGGGCTTCGGCGACGCCATCATGGCGATGCGCTATCTCCCGGAGCTTAAGCGACGCGCCGAGGTGACGCTGCTGATCGACCAGAGCCTCGCCCGGCTGGCGCGGAGCTTCGATGTCGAGGTGACGACCAAGGTGCCGGACGTGACCGACTTCGACTATCGCCTGCCGTTCTTCGGCGTGATGTCGGCACTGGGCGAAACCGGCGAGACCATTCCGGCCGCGCCGTATATCGCGCCGGTAAAACTTCCCAATTTCCGGGAGGTTTCTCACAACGTCGGCATCGCTTGGTCTGGCCGCACGCAGACCATGTTCACGCTGGAGCGCTTTCTGTCACTGCTCGCGCATCACGGCTTTGAGCTTTACAGCCTGCAGCCCGGTGTGCTCGCCGACGAGCGCGTTGATCCGCTGCCGCCGGGCTCCGACTTCCTCGACGTGGCCGAGCGTATCGCGCAGATGGACCACATCGTGAGCGTGGACACCGCCGCGATTCATCTGGCTGGCGCGATGGGCCATCCGAGCGCGCATCTGGTGCTGCCGTTCGTCAGCGACTGGCGCTGGTGGAAAACCGAGCTATGGTATCCGACGTTGAAGACCTACCGGCAGGACGCCGTCGCCGACTGGTCCGCGCCGTTCGCAAAAGTCAACGAGGTGCTGCGATGCCTCTGATCCAATTCACCGTGCTGGAGCAAGCGACCGAGGACATGGTCGCACTCGGCTGCGGCGGCCTGATCGTCACCAACGCGGAGCTGACGCCGCGCGTGATCGAGGCGCTCAATAAATTCTGGATGGAAAATTCCAACCAGTTCGAAGACGGCGACACCTTCACCATCAACGTCTACCACGACGCATGATCGAAATCCTGGCCCGGATCGACAGCGATAATCCGCCGTTCACCGCCGGTCTGGTGCTGCACGACGACGATGTGGTCGAGGCCGCGCCGATCATCCGCTACATGGAGCGCGGCCGATGGACCCGCGCCGTGGTGCGCGACTATTGCGAGAAGCGCGGGTGGAAGATCAAGGTGGTGCGCCAGCAGGAGCTGCCGTGAGGGTGCTGGTGTGCGGTGGCCGCGATTTCGAGGACCACATGATGATGTGGCACGTTCTCGACGATCTGCACGAGCTGCACCGTTTCAGCCTCCTGATCCACGGCATGGCGCGCGGGGCCGACACACTCGCCGGTCAGTGGGCGATCTACCGCAAGATTCCGGTCTATCGCTTCCACGCCGCGTGGAAACAACAGGGCAACGCCGCTGGCCCAATTCGTAACGCGCGCATGCTGGAGAAGGGCAAGCCCGATCTCATCGTCGCATTCCCCGGCAAGCACGGCACGCAGGACATGATCCGCAAGGCGCTGGCGGCCAAGGTCGCGGTCAAGAAGGTCAAGGCCGATGGCAGCGTGGTGCCGTGGGTCTATCCGGCCGAGCTTGCGATCTGATGTCACCGTTCCCGAATGGCTGCGTCAACTGGATGCTGGCCGCGTTGGTGGTGGTGGTGTTGGCCGCCATCGTGTTCAGTCTGGTTTACTAGCTCGTTGCTGGCTCAGGCCGACCAGAAACTGCGGCAGATCGCGCTCAGCGTTCCAACCGCAGCTCCAGTGGCCGATCTCGCCCGCAAGCGGACAATTGCAGCGCTCCAGATCATCCTGCTCCGGTTCGCGGCCGACCCGTTCAATGAATTTCTCGCGGCTGATCATAGCTCGGTCGATTCACGTATCTGCCGCGCCATGTCTTCCAACAGATCCGGCAGCAGCAGCGTGGTCCTGAGATCGGCCTGACAGGCAAAGCCGTTGCCCTTATTGCCACCCATCACGATCACGATCACGCCGCCGCCTTCGTTGCCGATGCCGACCTGTTCGCGCACGGCGGTGCAGACGTCGTCGTATTTGCCCGGTCCCAGTGGCATCGAAGTTTCCTTTCCAAAAGCCAGCACAGGAGGTCGTTTATGTCAGACCGTCCGCTATGGCAAGACAACTACAAATCGATGAACCCGGCGCAGCTCGTCGCCGAGCTGGAGCGGGTCGCCAAGAACCCGCACCACTTCGACATGCTGATCGAGCGCAGGCTCTACCTCACCACCGAGCTGGTGCTGCGCGGCGAGCGGCCGATGCGCTCGATCATTGTGATGGAATCCGACTGAAAACAGGGAGACGACCATGGCACTGACTATTGTTGACGGACCCACCATTCCGCTGAACGAATCTCTCTCGGACGGCGCAGATTGCTCGGCGGGCACCATCGTCCGCATCACCGTTCCGCAGGAGTTCACCAAGGCCAACCTGACGTTTCAGTCGTCCAGCGACGGCAATCTCTACAACGATCTGTACGATGCCAGCGGCAACGAGATCACGATGGTCGCCAATCCGGACACCACGATCATCGTCGCAGCACCGTGGGCTCGCTCGCTGGGCTGGCTCAAATTCAGATCCGGCACGCGCGACGCCCCGGTTCAGCAGACCAAGGACGTGGTCAAATTCGGCATCGCCGTCGAGGTGCCAGACGTTGGCGCAGCCTGACGCGCCATGCACACCGAGGCGCAGCTCACCACCGCGCAGCGCTTTCGAATTGCGAAGGCCCGGTCGCAGCGGCTGCTCGCGCGTGAATGGGACGAGAGCCAGCATCCGCGCGTGCCCGCAGGCTCGCCGGACGGCGGTCAGTTTGGTGAAGGCGGCGGCGGTCGCGGCGAGTCCGAATCGAAGCCGAGCGGCGGCGGCGGCAAGAAGCCAGTCAAGAAGGAAGACTTCGACAAGGCCAAGGTCAGTCTGCCGAACGACAAGGCGCAACAGGACGCCTTCATCGAGAAGTGGAATAGCAAGGTTGGCGTGGACCCGGCGACCTTCAAGAGCAACTTCATGGGCGGCCTCGACGGCCCGATGCGGTTGAGCGGCGGCAGCGGCAAGATCGACATCGACGGCGAGATTCACGACAGCGACGGCAAGACGCTCGGCACCTTCACCCGCAACATCAATCTCGACAACAAGAGCGCCTACAGCGCCTATTTCAAACTGAACAAGTCGGCGACCAAGGGCGACATCGGCAAGAAGATGCTGGCGGGCAATGTCGAGACCTACAAGAATCTCGGCATCGAGAAACTCACCGTCACCGCCAACATCGACGTCGGCGGCTATGCGTGGGCCAAATATGGTTACGTGCCGACCGCGTCGGCGTGGTCCGATCTGCGCAGCGATCTGGAAAGGAAACTGACCGGCGGCAGCTCCAGCAGCTCCTCATCATCGCGCAGCTCCAGCGGCGTCGAGGCCGATAGCTGGGACATGCTGTCGAGCGACGTGCAGGACGATGTGCGCGACAAGTGGATGCGCGAGACCCGCAGCGAATTCATCGAGAGCGAGGAGCGCAATTGGCGCGACTCAGGACAAGCCAAGGACGACGCCAAGCGCGAGCTGGCCGAGCAGTTCACCAATTATCAAGTCACAACCGGCGATGTCCCGGCATGGGTTGACGAGGCGCTGGACGGTGCGCGGCAGTATCGCGAAGACAAGGGCCAGCCGCCGATCCCCTACACCAACAGGCAGCTCTATGATGCGATTGAGCTGAGTTATGAATCGCGCAACGGCGATGGCGAGGACGACCCGGACATCGGCTTCGACGACAAGATGCTGCAGGAGCCGACCGGCTACGATCCGAACCAGCAGACGTTGCCCGGCATCGAGCCGGAAGATCCATCGCAGCGCCTGACGCAGGACATGCGCGACCGGATCGAGAAGCGGCTAACCGCCGCTTTCGACAAGAAGGCGGAAGACGATGCGCAGGAGATCGACCCGCCGAGCTATCTGGCCGACAGCGTCGAGGAATATCAGGACGAATACTGGGACCAGAAAGACGACGACGAAAAATTGCGCCATGCCATCGACTACGGCATGGCCGACATCGAGATCGAGCCCGACGAGGACGAGGAAGAGCCGCAGCAGGAAATGGAGCTGCCGCAGTCGGCCGACGACAAGCTGCTCGCCGCAGTGCGCAGCAACGATCCGAAGTCGATCTGGCAAGTCGCTGACTCCGCCAAAGGCAAGCAGCTTCTGCTCGGCACCACATGGGCAGGCGTCTTGAATCTGAAGGACAAGGCGCAGATGGACCGCTTCGACAAATATGTCGGCAAGGCCGCCCATGGCTGACGCGGGCCAAGAGTTTTTCTATCTCGACGACGACGGCACCAAGCAGGATGCCGAGCTGCACAACGCGATCCTGAACGCGGTCGATCAGCCGGTTGACGAAAAGATCATGGCTCCGATCCGCGAACGCAACCGCGCCAAGTGGCTGGCCGAGCAGAAGGCCGCGCAGAAAGAGGCCCGGCGCAAGAGCCAGTGGCAGCGCGCCAAAGCACGGGCGCAGGCACTACTGGAGAAGTTCAATCCGAACCATGAGCCGGGCGGCTCTCCGAGCGGCGGACAATTCTCCAGCGGAGGCGGATCAGGAGGCGGTGGCGACAGCAGCGGCAGCGAGGGCTCGTCCTCGCCGCACGCCAAAGATCCGACATCGGCGTCGTCGCTGTTGCGGATCGAGAAGAACGTCACGGTCAGCGATCTGCACGACAAGGTGCCGGGCTCGCGCGAACAGGATCTGATGGCGCGGTCGCGGCTGCGGACCAGCCACGAGACCGACAAGATGTACAAGCTGCCGAACGGACACTACGCGCCGGACCGGCTTCCGACCCACCGCGCCATCGTCAACAAGCTGATGCCGGAATCACAGGTGGCAGCGGCGATCCCGAAGGCCGGTCAGCAGCCGGTGCTGCACATTCTCGGCGGCCGGGGCGGATCTGGCAAAGGCTGGTTCACCGGCAAGAACGGCACCATCGATCCGAAGACGGCGGTCTACATCAACAACGACGATGTCAAGGAAGAGCTGCCGGAATACAAGGGCTATAACGCCGGTCATGTCCACGAGGAAGCCAGCGACATCGCCGAGGGCATGGAGAAGTATGCGCGCGACAACAAGCTCAACGTCATCGTCGATGCCACGCTGAAGAGCGGGCCGTCACTGGCCAAGCGGATCGAGACCTACAAGGCGGCGGGCTACAAGATCCACGGGCACTATATGTACGCCTCGCCCGCCGAGGCCGCGACGCGGGCACTGGGCCGCTTCGTCGGCGGCAACGCCAAGAACGGCAAGGGCCGTTTTGTGCCGCCGGAATATTCGCTGTCCTCGACCACGAACGAGCACACGTTCGACAGCCATCGCAAGGACATGGACTACTGGGAAGTGTACGACAACATGGGCTCCAGCCCGAAGTTGCATTCGCGCAAGGGCGACTGAGCTATTTCTTGGGCTTGTGGATGTCCTTGTCGCGCTGGGTCAGGTGGTCGTGGACCGAGCCCGGCGAGGTATCGACCATCGAGTCGTCGCGACAGCGCTGATCGTTGTCCCAATTCTCGGCCGGAATCGGACCGTCCGCGCTGACGTTGGCGGACGGGAGATCTTTCGGCTTTTTCGGATCTGCCATGGTGTCTACTCCAGCAGCGCGTAATCTGCCGAGAGGGTCCAGACCCGCCCCTTACTTTCGATGAACGGCGAGGCCGGAACTTCCAGCTTGAGCTTCTTCTTTAGCATCAAGTGGAGCAGGATGGCCACCGGGCCGGGGATACGCGCCTCGCCCAGCGCCCAGCGCCGGGCGGTGCGAGAGCCGACGCCGAACAATTCGCCAGCGGCCCCTTGGGTCATCTGAAGCCGTTCTAGCGCCTTGCGATATTCTTCCGTAGTCATGGTTGTATTCATCCGAATCATATAGGCCGTTTTGTCCAAAATGACAAGATCAGCCGACCGTGCCATCGGCGTTGCGCCGCACCACCGCCGTGTTGGCCCAGATCAATGCGGCAAACCAGCCAAGCACGGTCCAGCCGAAGGCGAGGTTAAGCACGACGATGGCCGGTTTCTGATGGTGGCCTCGATTCCACGCGACGATTGACGGCAAGAAGTAACCAGCGATGATCACGCCGATCAGGACAAGGCCCATGAAGGCATCCGCGCCCTCGTTGCCAGTTGACGCGAACGCCGGGGTTGCCGCCAGCAGTGCGGCGGCGATGAGTAGAGATCGTTTCATTGGTCTGGTGTTGCTCCTGTTTGTTGTTGTGAAGATCCGGAATGGCGCTTCGTTCTGCGCATCGTGATATGCGCAGCGGCGAAACGTCAGGCGGCCTTTGAGACCGGGTTAAATTTCAGCTCCATCTCGTATTCGATCAGGGTAACGCCCGGAATGCGAGACGCAGCCAGTTTCAAGTCCTCCGTGATTTCCTTCGCGATAATGATGCCGCGCACCGGCCGTGATGTTTCCATGTTCATATCGACCCATGCCATGTAGCGCGCCAATTGTCCGATGACGCGGTCGTAGCCGCGAGAGACCTTCAGCTCGATCACCACGAGGCTGTCCTGCGCATCGAGTGCGAGAACGTCCATGCGACGTCCGCCTGCATCGGTCTCCAAGCCGGTGATTTCCTCGTTCTCGTAGAGGCGTAGGCCCGGCTCGACCAGATGAAGGTTCTTGGCGACAAAGTTCTGCAGATCGCGCTCATAGGCGAACTCGGCGAGCTGCTCGGCTTCGTTTGCGTCGTCCAGCCCTGCCGTCACAACAGCGATGACAGGATCGCCCTTGTAGGAGGGTGGTCCGTCCAGCTCGGGCTTCCAAAGCCGAAATTGATCCGGGCCAACTTTGTAAAACAGGTCGAAGCCGCGCCCCGGCTTGATGGTGGGATGACTCTGCCGGAATCTGGCATTGTTGATGCTCATGCCCTCGACGTGCATCGTCACCGTGTTGGGGCTGGTCTTGGGATAGTGCTGCTTGAACCAACGCACCGCGTCAAATTTGGAGAATATCTGATCGGGCTTGAGATGCTCATTTGCCCACTCCGTCAAAATCGTCTTGGTCGGCCGGTCATAGATCGTCCTCATTTCGGACTCGTCTCCTTTGTTGTGAAGTTACCGGGATTGGCGCTTCGGATTGCGCACCGTGATGCGCAGGGTCGAAACGTCAGGCGATGGTCATTTGCTGATCGCCGACATAGACTTCGATCTGGCGCGGCGGACCGTCGTCCGTTAAATCGCTGCAATAGGCCTTGATGGCGGGCGCATTGATCTCGGTGCCAGCCTGATAAGTGAAGCGGGCGACCTTGTTGGCGAAGTCGTATTCCTGCGTCAGCAATCCGGTTTCTATCGTTGCGCGCTGCGCTTCCATCAGGGCGCGGAGAAATTTTCCGCCACCCGTTTTGGTATTCCAGCCGATATGCCGTTGCTTGCGATGCTCCCATTCCAACTTCGCAGCTTCGAAGCGGGTGAGGTTTTCGGCCAGAACCGTGAAGATGTGTCCGGCAGGGAAGCGCCTATTATCTCTGTGCTCCTTCTGCCGGTTCTTGCGGTATGTGATGCCGACATAGCCTTGCGTAAATGGATCGGTGTGCTCCGGGAGATGGAGCCAGTACACGCTGTGGATCGGCTGCGAGTCCGATGGCTTTGGATTCTGCATCGACATCACGCCACCTTGCGCGCGACCGCTTCTGCGACCGCACTCTCGATATTGGCGCGGTAGCGGTTGCGGCCTTCCTCGACCGACATCCAGCGCCAGTCGTCGCCATTGCCGTTGCGCTTGATCCGCTCGACCGCGAAGGACAGCTTCAGCGACTTGGCGAAAGCCATGAACTTGTCGCCGGGCTCGCGGGCTTCGTCCTTCTCGACTCGCGTCTTGACGCGCTTGAGCGCCTTGAGCATGCCGTGCAGCTTGCGCTCGCCAGCGGAATGCACGTCGCGAAATTCGACATCGTAGGCGATGAAGGATGGTTCGGCGGTCTCGCTGATGAAGCCGTACATGCCGAGACCATCGACCACGAGGCCGAGCAGATGTTTCGGCGTGCCGTAGCCGAGGAAATTGTCGCCATCGCTGGGACATCCCACCGGGTGTTCGTATCGATCCTCGCGGCGCGCGACGCGCACCTCGACATATTCGGTGCCGTAGCGGTTGACCCGCTCGATCAGCAGGCCGTATTGGTCGTCAGGTTTAGTCACTGGGGCTCCTTTTCAGCCGTTTGCTTACACTCTATAGATAGGTCATTTTGACCTACAGCCAAGATGGCATATCAATTCAGACCAAACTCGCGCATCAATTTCGCTCTTTCAGCAGGGTTGTCCCTCAATTCCTTCCCTCGCTTATAAGATGTCCGTAGCTGCTGCTTGACTTGCTCCTTGGACATCTCGGAGTGGCATAGTGTTTGATCGATAAACGAAGCAGTGGCTCGCCAGTCCATCTTGTTCATGTACGGATCAAGTCGATTGAGTTCCTCACCGAAGTCAGCCATCTCTTGCTTTTCGGTCGCTGACCATGTGGGGGAGTTGAGATCCCAAGTCTTACCGTTGGCGTTCATGTTGCCATGGCATCTGATCACTGCTTGCGATTGAGCCACTTCCGGACTCTTCGTTGGTCCCGAGCTGTTCGGGCTAAACACTCCGCCGATGAGGATGAATGCGATCAGCCCGATCCACACGAGCTGGCCGAGTTCTTTCTGGTTTCGTGTCATATTATGGTCTCCTGTTTAAGGCGCGCGGAATGCGCTCTTCACTCTCTATATAGGCCATTATGGCCTATATGTCAATAGGACGTATCAAGAGAATATTTTAGTGGCCCCATGAATAATACTGAGGCTGGTAGACCGGGACGCCAGCGACCATCGTGGGCTTGCAGCGCGAGGCCCAGCGCACGCTGCAGATCCGGACGCCGCCCTCTTGGGCCAGTCGCCGTATCGGCAGGCCTTGGTCATCGCCTTCGAATCGGGGAGCCAGATACTGGCCGGGCATCGGCACGCACTTGCCCTGATCGTGGCCGGTCGGAACCGTCTCCTGCGCGATCTCGCGCAAAATGACGTGCTTGCCCTTCACCTCGACCACTTCGAAATATTCGATGTTGGTCTGGTCGTAACCCCAATGGGTCTTGAGCAGCTCGCCGACCTTGTAGTCCGGCACCCACGCGACCCGCTTGGCCTTGCGCTCATCCTTGAAGGCGAGCGACTTGCGGCGGCTCACGAAAGCATCGGCAACGGCAGCGTTGCGCCGGGCCTCGTCGCGATAGATGTAATTGAAAACCGGCTTGGCCTGCTTGCCGTAGAACACCGCCGCGCCGACCTTGCCAGCGTTCTTGGCGCTGCGTGCGGAGTAGAGATAGGCGACCGCGTCGGACTGCTTGTCGGTGACCTTGGTCGCGCCCTTCGGGGTGTAAAATTCGCGGGTGAATTTCAGGCGGCGCATAATTACTGGGGATCTCCTGTTTTGTAGAAGGCCTTGCGGGCCTCCGCTAATCCAACGGTCAGCGGATCGCCGCTGTTGCGGTTGGCCTCATAGGCGACCTTGGCGGCGACCCATCGGCTGAACATCTCGCGACCGGCTTCCGGCACCGCCTCGCCGAACTTCTCGGCCCATGCCTTGGCTTCCGCGCCGCCCGAATATTCGTTCAAGCCCGACCACTGCACGTGCTCGTTTTCGTCGAGGAACATCGCGCCGCCGATCAGCGCGTAGGTCGAAGCCTTCGGCTTGTTCCAGACTTCGCCGGGCCGCTTCGGGTTGGTGGTTTGCGAGACAAACCGAAAGCCCTTCTTGGCCTTGTACTCGATCCAGTAACGGATCTTGCAGCGCAGCCGAAAACCGTAGGGATAATCCGCGACCACGTAGGCGGTCTCGGGGGAAGTGTGGCCAGAAAGCAATTTCAAAATCATCTCCTCTGTTTGCATTCTCTATATAGGCCGTTTCGGCCTATACGTCAAGTGGTCGTAACAGGATCTTCCAGCAGCTCGCCGAACAGGTGAGCCAGCGGAACGCCATCGACTTGGATCTTGCCGATGCCGTCGCCGGACACCGCGTAATAGCTGCCCATTTCGGGGTTCTTGCCGATCCGCTCCTGCGCGTATTTCCGCGCGCCCTTCAGGGTCTTGAACGACTTCGATTTGCGGTAGCCATCGACGGACGAGTAGAAAACTTTGATCATTGGATCAGGCCTCCTGCGGGGCCGCGCCTTGGAAAAAGGCCGCGACCAGATAGTTGAGGAATTTGTTGATGAGCTTGGCCATTAGTGCAGAACCTCTTTTGCGGGGACGTGGTGGGGGTTGGCGACGAACACGCCTTCAAGAAACAGCCACTCGACTTCCGGGCATTCGGCACCGGCCTTGAGGGCGAACTCAGCGACCAGCCCGACCGGGGCGGCGTTGTGAGCGGGTTCACCGTAGGATTCATAGAACAGGGGCACTTGTCGTTCCTTTCTCTCTTCACTCTTCATATAGGCCGTTCTGGCCTATACGACAAGTGGTCATGTTCGAATTATTTAGCAAGCAAGGCGTCGATTTCGTCCAGCTCAGCGATGTTCACTTCGGGGTTCCGGAACTCGGCAGGGGCCGCCTTGTAGGCGAGCCAGCCAGCTTCGTTCAGCCGGATCGAAGCGTCCTTGCCTTCGTCCATGACGCTCACGAGGCCCTTCTTGCTCAGCGAGGCGACCACGCCAGAGAAGGTCTTCTTGCTGGCGAACGGGTTGGCGCTCCACGTCCAGACCCAGCGGCCGACCGCGCCCTCGCCGTATTCCGAGGAGACGATCCCCTCGATGGCGCGGCATTCGTTTTTGGTTAACTTCACGGGTGGGGTTCCCTTTCTTCCGGGTCCGGGCCATCCCCGAACCAACAAGATATATATAGGCCATAACGGCCTATATGTCCAGTGGTCATATGTCGCAGCTTGGTGATTTAGACGGCGAGGCGGGAACTCAGTTCCGCGACAAGTTCCGGATGGCCGTGGCTCAGAACCTTGAGTTCCTCGCGCATTTCCGGGAGGTACATCGCGGCGAACTCGGGGGCGAGTTCCTCGACGTTGCTGGAGTTGTCCAGCTCGTCGCTCAGCTTGATGGACGCGCCGAAATAAGACGCCTTGGCCAGATGCTCCCTGAAGGCCGCCTTACGGGCCGCACGGTTGCCGGGGACGATTGGCTTCGTCACCTCCAGCACCAGCGCCGCGACTTCGGGACCGAACTCGGCGGCGATCTCCGGGCCGCTGACGGGCGTATCCTCGACCACGTCGTGCAGATAGGCCGCAGCAACAACTTCGGCCGGGAAGCCCATCGCGGCCAACCGGGCGGCGACGCGCTCCGGATGCCTGATGTAGGGCTCGCCCGACCACTTACGGAAGACTCCGGCGTGCGCCTTCTCGGCGAACGCATGGGCCTTCCTGACTAATAGGGGTTCCATAACCCGCTACCTCCTTTCTTCACTCAATATAGGCCATTACGGCCTATATGTCAACTAGACGTATTGTCATTTCGTGCGTCTGGCGATGTTGCGGGCTGGGCGGGCTTCAGAAACAGCGCCGCAATTTCGGTCAATTGCTGGAGCGCATGCTCCAGAATTTCCAGCTCCTCGATCCGGTCGCGGATCGCGTCGGCCTCGTCGCGCTCGGTCATGGTAGTTGCCGGGGCCAGAACTCGCGGGCGGTCTCGGCCCAGTCCTTGGCTTTCGCCAGCGTGTCGGCGAAACCGTATTGCTTGCCGTGCTGCCAGAGGAATCCCTGCGGCGTCGGCTTGAGGCGAACGAAACAGTCCGGCTTGCCGGGGATATGCTCATAGCCGTTGCGATACGGTTGCCAGTTGTGGGTCATGCGGTCAGTCGCCATCGTTGATCTCCTCGCTCTTCCACGCGGCGCAGGGGTAGCGGTTGCCGCCGAGACTAGAGCCGCACACTTCGCAGGGTTGCCACGAGAAATACTCCTCGCTGTTTTCGTCGCCCGCGACGCAGACGTGATAGCCCTTCCACTTGCGTTCGACCGCTTCCGGGGTCCAACCGCTGGTGTTCTCTTCAGGCAGCTCGCCATTGGCGAGGTACATGATGCAATCGGTGCATCCGGCCAGTTCGATGATGTCGGTCATTCGTTTTCCTTTCCCGATACATATAGGCCGTTATGGCCTATATGGCAAGGGGTCGTATTCTCTTTCTTATGCTTCGACCGTCGCGCCTTCCAGCAACCGCGCGCTGACGCCGCACAGCATGCCGTTCTCGGCGCGGAATACCGTGCTCATGCCTTTCCGGCCGCGCAGGCGGCACACTTCGACCGTGAAGCGCTGGCATTTGACGCCGCCCCAGTTGCCGGGCTCAGCCAGCGTCACCTTGTTGCCGGGCTTCAGCTTCCGCTTTAGCGCCTTGTTGGCAGCGGCCTTGGCGGAGCCCTCGCGGTAATTGCGGGCTGACGTGAGGCTCGACCATTCAGGCTGCGGGCCAATCGGATCTTGCAGCTCAGAGCACTGCGCGATGATCGACATCGGAGCGGGGCAACCATACGGCCCCATGCCTTCCTCCATGTCCTTGTAACCGAAATTGTACTGGTCCTTCGGGCGCACGTTGATCTTGAACACCAGCAGCGCGCGGATGTTGCCGTCCGCGTCGGGGACATAGACCTTGCTGTCCGGCTCGTTGAATTGCGCCACGATGAACACCGCCTCGCGGGTTGCCGTCGCTGCCACGAAACGCTTGGCGAGCCACTCGGCACCCATCTCGTTCTTGATCGCGTCAACGGCCTTGACGCCCTTCGGCTTGTAAAAATAAGTCCAACCCACTTTCGATTCTCTCCTGTTGTTTAGATGCTACTGGGGATCACGCCGGGGAACGCGGCGACAATTTCCTTCAGCCGCTCGTCGGGATTACCGGCTGCAATCGCCGCTTTCAGCGCGTTAGAGATTTGCGGGATTGACATCATCGGGATTTGAAACCCGGTGATCGCGCGCTGAATGCGCTTGTCGATAGCCAGCTCCGCCAGTTTCTTTGCACTCAACTTCTTAGCCACTTCCGTTTTTCCTTTCTGAGGGGCGCAGCCCAATGCCGCGCCCGGTTGATCTCGCCGGATTAGTCCATCCGGCTGGAGGCGTAGATCCGGAGCTTGCTGTCGGCCAGCTCCTCGTTCAGCACCTTGGCCATGGCGTTGGCGCACGCTTCCTTTCGTTCCTTCGATTGGTTGAAGGCCGAAATGTTGATCTCGACGCCGCCGTAGTAGCTCTTCCGCGCCAGCTTGTTTTTCATCAGCCACTTCGCGAACGATGAGTTGCCCGGTCCAACCTTGACCCACGCGAAACCGCAAACGCCTTCCGGCACATGCCACATCGCTTTCGGCACGCTGTAGCCCTTGGCGAGCGGATCTGAGGGCTCGACCACCATCATGGCCCGAGGCTTGGCCGCTTCACCGGCCGCACGACCGGCCGCCGAGGCCTTGGCGAACGCCGCTTCAAACGCGGCATACTTGGCCTGCCGGGCAACCTTTTCCGCCGCGATCTTCTCGCGGAGGGAACCGTATTCAGAGACTTGCACTTGGAACTCCTTTCCAACGGGAACACCGCGTTCCCAACATCATTAATATAGGCCGTTTCGGCCTATACGACCATAGGTCATAATGTCGCGGTTTAGTTCGCGTAGTAGGCGGCGATGAAAAAGGTAACGCAGCTCGCGATGACGATGCCGCACAGGATCGTCGTCATGGCGTGACCGCCATGCAGGAGGCCGAGATTTTCAGCGAGATCTTGCGACCGCCGATGACCGGCGATTCCTGCGGGGCCTTGTAGAGCTGCTCGACCGCCTGAATGCAGGACCGCTCGCTGGGCCAGTCGGTATGGTCGGTGACCAGCGCGATGCTGCCGGTATCGGACACCGCGATGACCGAGGCGATCAGTCGCCAGATCATTTTTTAGTCCTCCTCGATGGGCTCGTCGGCCCAGTAATTGGGCTCGCGCAGAACGTCGGCGCGATAGCCCTTCATCTTCTTGGCGTGGCACTTCGAACAGGTCCGGCACAGCGGGATGCCGCGCGCGTCGTTCTGCCAATAGCTGTCGCGGCCAGAGCCGCAGGGGCAGGGGCGCGCTTTCATCACGCGACCGCCTTCATCTCGTTGCCGACGATGGCGTAGTTCACCGGCTCGTCGCTCTCGACCACGCGGGTCTCGCGCACCGCCGTCCAGCGCATCGCCAGATTCGCGACCGAAATCTCGGCCTCTTCCTTGGTGGCAAAGCGCAGTGCGTTTCCGCACCACTTGCCGCTGCTGTCGGCGATCACTTCGGGCTTCCAAGACATCTCAATTCCTTTCCTCTGTTGACATCATCTATATAGGTCATTTCGGCCTATACGTCAAGTGGCCATATCAATTATTTTGATGTCGCCAGCCCACTGAAAACGTGGAGGTTTTCATGAAGCACCTGAAAAAAGATGACGGTGACGGCGACATCGACATCTCGCCAGATGACGATGAGACCGAAGAAGATTTCATGGAGCGCTGTCTCGACGCGACCAACGGCGACGACTTCACCTGTCAACTGGCGTGGGACAACCGCAAGGCCAAAGCCGTCGTCCACAAGACGCACGTCTCGCCGGGCCACGGGCTGGAATTCATTTTGTCGGACGCGACGCCGGACCGCATGGGCGACGTGATCGACGCCGAGGGCTGGGATCTGGAAAATTTCAAGAAGAACCCGGTCGCGCTGTTCAACCACAACGCCAATTTCCCGATTGGCAAATGGACCAACCTCCGGACCGCTGACGGCAAACTGCGCGGCCATCTGCAACTCGCGCCGGAAGGCACCTCCGAGCGGATCGACGAGATCCGGCGGCTGGTCGATGCCGACATCCTGCGCGCGGTGAGCGTCGGCTTTCTGCCGATCCAGACCGAGCCGCTGACCAAGGGCGGCGGCGGCTCGCGCTTTCTCAGGTCCGAACTGGTCGAGTCCTCACTGGTCGCGATTCCAGCCAACCCGAATGCACTCGCGGTCGCCAGATCGCTCAACATTTCCGCGTCCACCACCGCAATGGTCTTTGCCGGGCAAGGCAACACAAAAGACCGGAACGTCGGGCGGCGCGGTTTCAACGGCGGGCAAGCCGAAAATCCTCCTGTACGAAAGAACAGGATCATGTCCCCCCTCACGAAGAGAATTACCGAAAGCGAGCAGCGGCTCGTCCAGTTGCGCGATGATCTGACTGCGCATCTGGAAACCGTTGACGACGAGAACGTCAGCGATGCCGATCTCGCAACTACGCAGGAACTGAACAAGAAGATTGCCGATCAGGAAGCGCTGTACGCTTCGCTGAAGGAATCCGAGATCAAGCTGGCGAAGACCAGCGGTGACGGCAACGGCGCTTCGACGCACACCGTCATCACCAAGACCGGCGAACGTCGGCCGTTCACGCTCAAGCCGAAGACCATGGAGCCGCTTGAGTTTCTGGTCCGCGCTGGAACGGTCCGCGCGCTGTCGCGCTCGATGGGCATCTCCATCGACGAGGCTCGCGTCAAGGCCTATGGCGACGACGAGGCCACCAAGATGGTCTGCGATCTGACCCTGAAGAACGCGGTGTCCCCGGCGATGACCACGGTCACCGGCTGGGCCGCCGAACTGGTGCAGCAAATCGTCACCGAGCTGATGCCGACGTTGCTGCCGTCTTCGGTCTTCCCGTCGCTGTCGGCGATGGGGCTGAAGCTCAGCTTCGGCCGCAATGGGCGGATCATCATCCCGACCCGCAACGTGACGCCAACCGTTGCCGGATCGTTCGTTGGTGAAGGTCAGCCGATTCCGGTCCGCATGGCGGGGTTCTCCAGCCAGACGCTGACGCCGAAGAAGATGGCCGTGATCTCGACTTGGACGCGGGAAATGGATGAGCATTCCATTCCGGCGATTGAGGGCCTGCTTCGCGAGGCGATCCAGCAGGACACGGCGATCTCCATCGACACGGTCCTGCTCGACATCAACCCGGCGACGGCGATCCGTCCCGCCGGTCTCCGCAACGGCGTCGCGGGTCTGACGCCGACCGCAGGCGGCGGCTTCAACGCCCTCGTCGGCGATCTGAAGCAACTGACCGGCGCGATCCTGACCGCGACCAACGGCAACATCCGCAACATGGTCTGGATCATGAACCCGCAACAGGCTCTGAGCATTGCGTTCATCCAGCCTCCGGTGCCGGGCGGGCTGTTCCCGTTCGCGGCGGAAATCAACGCTGGTCGCCTGAACGGTCGTCCGGTGATCCAGTCGGGCACGGTGCCGGTTGGCGTCGTGATCTGCATGGACGCTGCGGACTACGTTTCGGTGGCGGGCGATGCGCCGCGATTCGAGATCTCGGATCAAGCCACGCTGCACATGGAAGACACGGCTCCGCAGATGCTCGCTGCGGCTGGCACGCCGCCGACCATCGCGGCTCCCGCGCAGAGCATGTTCCAGACCGACAGTCTGGCGCTGCGGTTGATCCTCCCGCTCAACTGGACCGTCCGGCGCGCAGGCGTCGTGTCGTGGGTCGCCGGGGTTACGTGGTGAACCTCTAGCTGCGGGGTTCGCCCCGCAGTGCCCCTCAACTCCAAACGAAAAGGAATATCCAGATGGCAGACGCAGAAGCGCAGGCCAAGGAACAGCTCGCGAAGAGCAACGAGGCGAAAGCGAAGTCCGTCGAGCAGGCCTATGCCCACGGTGGCACGCCGACCCCGACGCAGGAAGAGAACGATCTTGCGGCGCTCGGAGTCCACACCGACGAGCACGCCGACGACGGCAGCGGGCCGTCGCCGCAATTCGAGATGGTGAACACGGCGCACACCAAAAAGCAGTCCGAGGCCAAGCCATCGGGCGGCGGCAACTATCAGACGCGCGCCGCATCGCCTGCGAAAGAAACGACCAAGCAGCCGCAAAGCTGACATGGCCAACTTTCTCTCGCGGATCTTCCGCCCTCTGCTCAAAGCGGCAGAGGGCGAAGTCCGTCAAGGTCCATACTATCTGCCAGTGACGGGCGGCTGGTTGCCTGCCGACGCGCCGTGGAATTGGTGGCAGACCGGCTACATTCCATCGACCGGATTCGACGGCTCGGCGATGGTCGAGGCGTGCCTTGCGGCCTATTCGCAGACGGTCGCGATGTGTCCGGGCGATCACTGGAAACTCAACGACAAGGCCGGTCGCGACCGCGTCACCACGTCGGCGCTGTCGCGGATCTTGCGTTCGCCGAACGCCTACCAGTCGCCGTCCGACTTCATGCTGAACCTGACGCGCTCGCTCTACGCGGACGGCAATGCGTATGCTTTGGCGCTGCGCAACGACCGCTATGAGATCGACGAGCTGCATCTGATGGACCCGCGCCAGAGCGGTCCACAGGTCGCCGTGACCGGCGACGTGTTCTATTATCTCGGCGGCAATGCCGTGATCGACCAACAGGTCAAAGAGACCTTGCTCGTGCCGCAGCGCGACGTGCTGCACGTTCGCCTGAACTCGACGCAACGCCGATACCCGTTCCCGCTGGTGGGCGACACGCCACTCGGTGCCGCGCTGCAGGATGTTGCGCTGTCGAACGCGATGACCGCGCAGCAAATCCAGTTCTACATGAACCAAGCGCGGCCGAGCGCGGTGCTGACCACCGATCTGATCCTCGACAAGGACCAAGTCCAATTCGTTCGTGACCGTTGGGATGAGCAGTCGAAAGGTCTGAAGGCTGGCGGCACGCCGATCCTGACCGGCGGTCTCAAGCCGATGATGCTGTCAAATGGCAGCAAGGACGGCGAGCTGGCCGATGTCATGAAGATGAGCGAGCAGCGCATCGCGCTGGCGTTCCGGGTGCCGCTGCAGATCCTTGGCATCGGCGGCACGCCATTCGGATCGACCGAGCTGTTGATGCAGTCGTGGATCGCGTCCGGTCTCGGCTTTGCGCTCAACCACATCGAGGACGCCTTCGGCCTGCTGTTCGCGCTCAAGGGCCAGCCCGACGAGTATGTCGAGTTCGACACCAAGGCATTGTTGCGCAGCGCATTCAACGTGCGGATCGCGGCGCTCGCGCAGGCGGTGCAGGGCGGCATCATGGCCCCGAACGAAGCCCGCGCCGAAGAGAGCTTGGCCGCCGTGAAATTCGGCGACGAGCCTCGCGTCCAACAACAGGTCGTGCCGCTGAGCGCCGCCGCTGCGATTCCGGCCGCGCCGGGCTCTCCGGGATCTCCAACTCAACCGGGCGCACCGAGGCCGCCGGGCACTGTAGAGCCGCCGCCGGAAAAGCCGCCAGAGGACAAGCCCATTTCGGCGAAGGACTACAGCGATGTCGTTGCATTCGAACTCCGAAACATCCTTGCACGCGCCGACCATCATGACCGAAGCCACGCTTGACGCACTGCGCGACGCGCTCGGTCAGGTGATCTCGTCCCACCGCAAGCAGTGGGCGCGCGAGCATGAGCTGATGGAGGCGCAGGGGCGTGCGACGATTGCGGAGCTGCGGGCGCAGATCACCGAGATGAAATCGGTGCTGGACAATTTGGTGCGCGAGAAGCTGGCCTCGTTGCGCGACGGAGCGCCGGGCGACAAAGGCGACAAGGGCGACAAGGGCGATCCCGGTGATCGCGGCGAGCAGGGCCTGATCGGCGTTCCCGGCAAGGACGGCGAGCCCGGACCGGCAGGCGAACGCGGCGAGCCCGGTCTGCCCGGCGAGATTGGCAAGCAGGGTGAGCCCGGCCTGCCCGGCGAGCGCGGTGAGCAGGGCCTCATTGGCAACGACGGCGAGCCCGGTGCAGTCGGAGAGAAGGGCGACAAGGGCGAGGCCGGTGACCGTGGCGAACGCGGCGAGAAGGGCGAGCAAGGTCTGCCCGGTATGCACGGCAAGGATGGCGAGCCCGGCCCGATGGGTCTCAAGGGCGATTCCGGAGAACGCGGCGAGCGCGGTGAGCAGGGCGTATCCGGTCTTCACGGCAAGGACGGTGAGCCCGGACCGATGGGTCTCAAGGGTGATCGTGGCGAGCGCGGTGAGCGCGGCCTGCAAGGCATTCCCGGCCAGATCGGCAAGCAAGGCGAGCCCGGCCCACGCGGCGAGAAGGGCGAACCGGGTCTGAGTGTCAAGGGCGATCCCGGCGACCGTGGTGAACGTGGCGAGCGCGGTGAGAAGGGTGACCGGGGCGAGCCGGGTCTGTCGATCAAGGGCGAGCGTGGCGAACGTGGCGAGCGCGGGCTGCAGGGTGAGCCCGGCAAGATGGGCTTGCGTGGCGAGGCTGGCGTGCCCGGTGCGCGTGGTGATTCCGGACCGGCCGGTGAGCGTGGCGAGCGCGGCCTGATGGGAGCGCTGCCGCGCGTCAAGGTCTGGGAGCCCGGCGTCCACTACACCAACGACGTCGCGACCGCTGACGGTGCGACCTATCAGGCACTGCGCGACACGGCGGAACGTCCGGGCCAGAGCAAGGACTGGGTCTGTCTCGCGCGTGCGGGGTTGGACGGCGGTGCGGTTGATGTGCGCGGCCTGTTCAGCGAGACCGAGACCTACAAGAAGCTCGACATCGTCGCGCTCAACGGCGGCTCGTTCATTGCCAAGAAGGACAATCCGGGACCATGCCCCGGCGCTGGCTGGCAACTGATCGCGAGCCAAGGCAAGAGCGGCCAGAAGGGCGAGCGTGGCGAACGCGGGCTGCAGGGCCTGCGCGGCGAGGATGGGCTGATCGCCAAATGGCAGATCGACCGCGCCAACTACATCGCGGTGCCGGTCACGTCGGACGGTCGCGAAGGCGAGCCGCTGTATCTGCGAGAATTCTTCGATCAATTTCACCTTGAGGCGAGGTGAGGCATGGCTGACGTGACCGTCAACGTCATAACGCCAGCGGACAGCTACTCGCTGATGACGTTGGACGAACTGAAGACCGCGCTGGGTGCGCCGACCGGCACCGATGTCAGTGACGCGCAGTGGCAATGGTTGATCGACACCAACTCGGCGACGATTGCGGAATTGTGCAACCGGGTGTTCGCCAAGGAGGAAGTCGAGGAGACGTGGCGCGATGTTCAGAACCAGCAGCGAATCTATCTGACGCATTTTCCAGTCGTTGCGTCTGACATCCAAAGCGTGACCACCAACGGCGGTGCTCGGCTCGACTATGAACTTGAGGAAACGTCCGGCAAGCTGCAGATCTTCACAGCTTTCCAAGAGCCCGTCGTCGTCCATTACACGGGCGGCTTCCTGTTGCCGGACGACGCGCCGCTGCCGCTCAAGCAGGCCACGGTGATGCTGGCGGCGTCGTGGAAAGCTCAGCTCGCAATGATTCAGGTGACCGGCGTTCGCATGATCGCGCACAAGGAAGCGCGCGTGATGTTTCACACGCCAGCCAACATCGCTCCCGGAGCTGGCGGCACGCATCCCGGCATTCCGCCCTCCGTCGATGCGATCCTCATGCAGTACACGCGGCTCTGGGTCTGACGTGCCGTTCGAAGTCAAGGTCGAGGCCGACGCGACGTTGAAGCAGTTCGACGAACTGACGAAGAACATCGCGGGCCTTGAGCAGGAAACCACGACCACTTTCCTCGCGTGGCAGAGCGAGGACATGCATCGCAAATTTCCGAAGGTCGAAGGCAGCGGGCTGTCAGTCGCGACCACGATCTATCCGCGCTCGCAATTGCGCCGAACCAAGAATCTCACGGGCGGCAAGTCGGTGCGACGCCGCTCGGTCATCGCGGCCGGTCGTCCAGCTCCCGGCGGCACGCATCGGCCGATCCTGCGGCCTGAACTGTTCGACAAATTGAAGGAGCGAATGATCGACATGGTCAAGGAAGCCTTCACATGGCAGTAGATTTTTCGACGCTCGTCTATCTGCCGAACTTCGATATGTTCGCGCGCCCGATCACGGTGGTGCCGCTGGCGTCGCAGCCGGGAATGCCTGCCTACACCGCGCGCGGGATCTACGACACGCGCCCCATCGACGTGCAGGCGGAAGACGGCTCCATCGTCTCCGACCAGCAGACCATCCTCGATGTGCGCGATGTTGAATTCGGCATGGTGCCGGAACAGCTCGATCAAATATCGATTCCGTATGACGCGGCCAGCAACAGTCCGGATCTCGGCACGTTTGAAGTCACCAACACCGAGAGCAACGGCGGCGGCGAAACCACGCTGGTGATCCGCAAGGTCATGACATCGAGGCCGTCATGACCGCCCCATCAGGAATCGCCCGCGCGCCAAGAGTGCAGCCGCCTCCGACCATCACCGAGGTGCAGAGCTATAGCTGGGTCATCCGCGATATGTTTCTCGACCGGCTGATGCTGGCTCCGTTCTTTAGCAACTTCACGCCGCGCAAGAACAAGGCGCTGCAGATCATGACGGCGAGCATTCCCTATCTCGGGGTCTACTTCGTCAATGAGGACATGAGCCCGGACGGCGATCTGAACGCAGGCGAGATCCGCTTCACTCATTATCTCAAACTTGGTTTCTCGGTCATCGTCATCAACAACGACCCTGTCGCATGCGAGGCCAAGCTCGATCAGGCGTTCTGGGCGATCATGAACACGCTGTGGCGTGATCCGTATCTGACCAACCTGATCGACACACGACGCTATCCCGGCGGCGTCGGCAACCCGGACAATGTGCGGATCGAGGGCGTCTCGCGCGGCACGCGGCGGCATCTCTTCGGCAACGCTGGGCTCAACAACGAAACGCCCATCGGCGAGATGCAGTACGAGGCGACGGTCAAGTACAGCGCCGACTACGCGCCCGTGATCACCGACAACTTCCTGCAGCTCAGCGTGCGGACCGGCGTCAAGCCCGGCGACACGCCGGATGAAATGGCCGCGCGTCCGCAAACCGGCGCGGAATACACGTTCGAACCATACCCACCGCCAGCACCGCAACCACTTGAGCAGGAGGAATGACCATGGTCGATGTGAGGACCGAGACCAAGACCAACCACAATTCCAAGCCCGTCAATCCGCGCACCGCCATTCGCGAGGCGCGTCAGCGTCGGCTGCGGCTTGTCTCTGCTGGCAAGAACGAGACCGTCAAGGTCTATGCCGCCACTGAAATGTTGCGATCAGTGCTGCGCCATCCGGCCCACGGCACGCGCTTCCGCCAAGAACTCGATCAGCCGGTTGAGTGGCCCAACGACAGCTTCACCAAGCGCCGCATCGCGGACGGCTCGGTGCGGACCGATGGTCCGGCGCAGCACCGTCCAGAGCTGGTGCAAGATGAAACGCTCAATCCGCGTCAGCACGCTGTTGCCGTCGCAGGCGCTCGCGTGGTGGTCGATAACGCCAAGACGACGTTGCGGCTCGCCTCCCTCTCCCCGAACACCGCCGTCGCCGGATCGGCAGCGGACATCGTGATGGCGTGCATCGGCACCGGGTTCACCAAGGAAACGGTCATCAAATTTGGTGACTACGACGAGCCGACCACGTTCGTCTCCGCGACCGAGGTGACGACCGGAGTGAAGCCGTCGCTCTTCATCAACCCCGATACCGTGCCGGTGCTGGTGCATACCGGGAGCCTCTCTTCGGAGCCGCTCGACTTCACCTTCACCGAGCCCGCAGTGAAGGCGAAGGCACCAAAGCCGTCTGCGGCCTGAGAAGGCAACTCAACTTTCAAAAAAGGAAACCCGTGGATCGCAGCGCGCCCGATGGCGTGGTCTGCAAATGAGGAGTCATGACCATGCCTATCAGCTTTTCACAAATTCCTGCCGACTGGCGCTTGCCGCTGTACTGGGTCGAAGTCGATCCGTCGAAGGCTGGACTGTGGACGATCCACCAGCCCGCGCTGCTCGTCGGCATCATGACGGCAGACGGCGTGGCTGAACCCGATGTTGCGATTCCGATTGGGACGCAGGCGCAGGCTGACAAGCAATTCGGTCAGGGCTCGCATCTGGCGAATATGTTTGCCGCGTTTTTCCGCAACAACTTCGCCAATGAAGTCTGGGGGCTTCCGGCGGCGGAGCCGACGACCGGGACCGCTGCAACGGGCACCATCACGGTGACGCTGGACGCGGGCGGCCACGATGCTGGCACCATCGATCTCTACATCGCGGGCCAGCATGTGCCGGTGAATATCGGGGCGAGCGACAGCGTAGACTCGATTCACACCGCGATTGCGGCGGCGATCAACGAGAACTTCGACTTGCCGGTCACGGCGGTTGGTAGCGCGACCGAAGTGACGCTGACGTGCAACTGGAAGGGCACCAGCGGCAACGACATCACCATGCTCGACAGCTACTACGGTCGCATGGGCTCTCAGGAGCTGCCGACCGGCGTCACCATCGCCTATAGCACCTTGGGGATGTTGTCGGGCGGTGCCAGCGTGCCGATCTTCGACACCGCGATCTCCAATCTCGGCGAGCGCATCTTCGAATATGTGGCGATGCCGTTCACCGACTCGACATCGCTGCTGGCGTGGGAAACCGAATACGGCTTCACCGACACCGGGCGCTGGGGCTGGATGCGGCAATTGTTTGGCCACATCTTCTCGATCAAGCGAGGCGACTATCCGAGCCTGCTCACCTTTGGCGAGACCCGCAACAACGGCGTCACCTCGATCATGGGTGTCGAGCTGGCCTCACCGACGCCGGTCTATGAATGGGCCGCCGCCTACACTGCGAAGGCGCAGCGTGGGTTGATCAATGATCCGGCGCGACCGCTGCAGACGCTTGAACTGACTGGCGTGCTGCCCGCGCCGCTGCATCAGCGTTTCAACCGGCCGGAACTGAACGCGCTGGCTGGCTCCGGAATCGCAACGCAGGAAACCGACGCCAACTCGGTGCCGATGATCCTGCGGGAAACCACGACCTACCAGCTCAATCTCTATGGTCAGGGCGACGACGCCTACGAGCTGGTGACGACGCTGGCGACGCTGGCGCGGTTGCTGCGCAATCAGAAGCAGGCGATCACGTCGGCCTTCCCGCGCCACAAGCTGGCCGACGACGGCACGCGCTTCGGTCCCGGTCAGGCCATCGTCACGCCCGGCCTGATCAAGGCGGAGCTGGTCGCCGAGTATCGCGTCGATATGTTCAACGGGCTGGTCGAGAACATCGCGGCGTTCAAGGCCAACCTGATCGTCGAGCGCGATCCGAACAATCCGAACCGGGTCAACGTGCTGTATCCGCCGGATCTGATCAATCAGCTTCGCGTCTTTGCCGTGCTGGCGCAATTCCGGCTGCAATACGACCGGGGCGTCGATTCGCTCATCACCAGCGCCGGTTCTGGCACCCAGATTGCGGCAGGCGGCGGCGCATAAGCCCCCGTCGCTTCCTTTCCCCCGATTCAAACAGGAGTGAACAATGGCCCAGAAATTTGCTGGCATCGCGTTTCTATTCGTGGCCGGTAACCAGCTTCGGTTGCGTGGCAACTTCACTGTGTCACCGTCGCCGGTTGAGCGCACCATGATCGCCGGACAGGACGGCGTCCACGGCTATCAGGAGCTGCCGCGCGTCCCCTTTATCGAAGGGGACATTTCGACCACGGCCGATCTGCAGCTCGAAAGCCTCGACGGCATGACCGATGTCAATGTCGTCGCACAGCTCGCCAACGGCTGGCAGTACAGCCTGATCGGCGCGACGTGCAAGGCAGCGCTTGAGGCCAACTCACGCGACGGTCAGGTGCGCGTGCGTTGGGAAGGTCTGTGGTGCGAGGAGATCCCGCTCGGCACCGGGCCGACGCTGACGGAGCAAGGCAACGTCGCGCTTGGTGGCCCGTAGGAATTTTGAAACAGGACAATGGTGGAAGTAATGAACAAGCAGAACAGGCGTGAGGGGTTTGTCAGCAATGCCGAGCCCATCGACGAGGCGACGACCGGCCCGGTGATCGACAACGATGAGCCGGTCGTACCCGTCCCGCCGGACCCGGAGCTAAAGGAAACGTGGCCGGTCAAGGTCAAGTTGCTGCACAAGAAGGTGCGCAACATGAAAGGCGAGATGGTCAACGAGCTGTCGTTTCGCGAGCCGACCGGCGGCGACATCAACCGCTATGGCAACCCGTGCCATGTCGATCAGAACGGCGATGTCATCATCCTCGACCGCAAGATGATCGTGATGATGGCGGTGCTGTCCGGCATCCTGCAGCCGTTTCTGGAAGCGATGGACCCGCGTGATTACAATTCCTGCGCCTACAGGCTGCGCGGTTTTTTTATTCCAGATCCGGCGGCTTGGTAGGGGACGAGCCGGTTCTGGATTGCTACCGGCTCGCCCGCTTCTATCACGTCTCGCCAACGATCTTCCTTGAGATGGGCATGACCGAGGTTCGCGTTCATCTGGAGCGGACCATCGATCTCGCACACATCATCAACCGGGAAAACTCTTCCGACGATGGCTGACTTTGAAGAACTAAAACTGACGGTGACTCTCGTTGACGATGCGTCGGCGGGACTTACCAACATTCGTACCCAGCTCACGCAACTGACCCAGACGGCGGGCCAGGTTCAGACGGCGTTTGCCGGTGTGGCGGGCGGCGTGCAGCAAGTCGGCCAAGCGGCGCAGCAAGCGCGTCCGCACGTCGCCAACCAAGAGAAGGCGCTCAAGGAGCTGAGCCGCTCCGCCGAGGAAACCACGCGCGGCATTCTGCAGATGGGCCTTGCAGCGCGGCGAGGTGCCGAGGCGTTTCCGGAGCTGGTACTCGCCACGCGCGAGGCGTGGGCGGGCGTGAAGGGTGTCAGTGTCGTGATGGGCGAACTGGGCGCAGCATCGAGGCTGATGGTTGTCGGTCTTGGTGCCGTGGTCGTCGGCATCGGTGCCATCGGAGCTGCGGTCGCCGCTTACGGCATTTCGGTGTTCAAGTTTTCGCGCGAGATGTACACGCTCAGTCAAACCGCAAAGTCGCTGGGGATGACCTTCGGCTCGCTGAGAACCGTCACCGAACAGAATGAGAGATTTGGTGTCTCGGTCGAGGCCACCGTGGGACAACTTGGCAGGCTGCAGGAAGCGCTGACCGATCTCTCTGAAAACAATTCGCGGCTACGGCACGAGTTGCTCGGCAAGGGCCTCGATCCGAATTGGCTCAATCAATACACGCAGGAGAAGGATCTCATCACTCAGCAGAACATGGCGCGGGAGAGAGGGCTCGCGATCAGAGACGCCGAAATTGCGAAGGGCAAAACCCTGATGCAGGCGACCGGCGAAATGAACAGGTTTCTGCAAAGCATAGGACAAGATCCCGGCATCGCGAATCGTCCGCCCGTGAAGCCGCTGACCGCCGAGGAAAAGGCGGCGTATGCCGAGATCGAACGGCAGAGCCAAGCGATCAACGAGCAGTGGGTCCAGATCTTGGAGAAGATCAGCAAGATCAAGGAGGAGGTTCTGGCGTGGGGTCTACCGGCGGTTCTTGAGACGGTCAAACTCATCAACCAAGGATTCGAAGCAATAGCGACGATCATTCCTAAGCTGAACATTCTGACGCAGGGCTGGGCGAACACCGCATGGAGCGCCATTAAGGCTTTGACGCTGGGGCCGACGTTGCTGATCCCCGGCGTTCGCAATTGGGCATTTCCTAAAGACGGCGCAGTCCCTGAAGCTGCAAAGCCAGAAGCCGGTCCCACAGCCCCACCACAAGGACTAGGACACCTTCGCCGGATTCCGCCGCTGGGCTTCCATCCGACCAGCTACGAGGGTGCCAACGACAACATCAATCCACTCCTGCATCGCGCCAGCTTTGGCGGCGACAGTGATACGGGCGGCAGCAGCGGTGAAGGCCGTGCGCAGTCCATCATCAAGAGCGGCGTGTTCGAAGCGCTCGTCCAGTTTTACGGCTTCCTGAAGGGCGGCGGCACCGGAGGCGGTGGTGGCCGACCCGGCGTCGTCAATGCCAGCTACACGACGGGCAATGTTTTCGGTGGTGGTGGCGGCGGCGGCGGTGGTGGTGGCTACGCTGGTGGAGGTGGCGGCGGCGGTGGCGGCGTCAACCTTGGTGGCGGCAGCGGCGTGCCGGGCGGCGGCGGTGGTGGCGGCGGTGGTGGTGGTAGTCGCAGCGACACCGGAGGGCCAGCGGGCGGGCCATCGGTAGGAGCTACTGGCGATCCGGCCGTGCCGTCAGACATCCTCGACAAAGCCAAGGCGGTCGCCTTGCACAGCGGCCCCGGCGGCGTCGAAGCCTTCATGCGTTCGCAGGGTTATCCGAAGGCCGGAAACTGGTGCGGCGAATTCGCTGCATCGGTGGTCAAATCGGCAGGCGGCACACCGCCGCAAAATCCGGCCATCGCGTCGAACTGGCGCAACTGGGGCACGCCTGTCGAGGGCGCACCGCAGCCCGGAGATGTCGCTGTGCGCAAGGGCGCGCGGACCGGCTCGACCGGAAGCCATGTCACCTTTGTCGAAAATTACGATCCGAAGACCGGCACCTTCACAGGTCTGGGTGGCAATCAGGGTCGTTGGGAATCGAAACAGAACGCCAGCCGGTACGAGTTTCGGCGTGCCGGGAAGGTCGATCTTGGCAAGGTCGCTGAATCGGCAGGCGTGAAGGGTGCGGCAGGCGGTCCGGGAACGGGCGCGGTGGGTGAAGGTGGTACCGGGTATCTGGCTGCGAAGCGCGCACCATTCGCGAAAGAACTGGAAGAACATCCAGAGACCAGAAAACTGCTCGGCGCAGTTATCAGTTCTGAAAATGTTGGTGCTGGTCCCGCCGTTGCCGAAAGCCTGTTCAACCGGACCGAGTTGGTCAATGAGGCTCGCGCAAAAAAGGGTCTGCCCCCGCTGTCGCTGAAGGACATGATGGGCACGCGAGGCCACAGCTTCTATGGCCCGATCAAGCACGGGTACATCGGTGAACATCTGGCCAAGATGAATGACCCTGCCTACGCGGCGAAGATGAACGCGCTGACGGATCAGGCTCTCGGCGGCAGCGACACCATCAAGAGCTATACCGATCAGGGCAGCAAGGGCGATCCGAACTACGAGGCCGGTGGTGTTGGTGTCAACATCAACAAGGAGCGGTTCAACGATTGGGGCTATCCCGGCTCCGCTGGGTGGAGGCAGCGACGGGAGAGCGAAATCGCCGCTGCAGATCGCGCCGCGCTCAGCAAACCGCTCGACCGTAGCGCGCTCAACGACAACAACAAGATTCACTCGACCGGCCAGCTCGATGTCAACGTGGCCGCTCCGCCGGGCACCAAGGTCAAATACCACGGTCAGAATCTTCTCAAGAACACGTCGATGCAGCGGCAGACGCAGATGGAGCCAACGTCACGAGGGCCGAGCAGTGGCGATCAGAGCATGGCCATATGACGGGAGGAAGCTGAATGGCGTCCCCGACGATACCATTTTCAGACCAAGAGATCGCGCAGTTGGCGTCGGCGGCGGGGCAAGCCACGACGATCCTTTCCCTGCAGTCCGGCATCGCATGGCGGTCGTCGCTTCGACGCGCGAGCTTTCGCGGCGCGCGATTCCATGTTGACACGGGTGTGCGCGAATCCGGGCGACGCATCGTCAATCACGAATTCCCGAAGCGCAACGTGCCCTACGCCGAGGACATGGGTCGCAAGGCGCGCGAGTTTACCGTGCGCGGCTACATCATCGTCTATCCCCGCGACACGGGCGATGTGCTGCAGCAAAGGAATTATATCCCGGCGCGCGACAGCCTGATCTTGGCGCTGGAGACCGATGGGCCAGCCAATCTGCAATTGCCGACGCTCGGCGTTTTGAACGTCGCGGTTACGCGCTATCGGATCACCGAGGAGGAGAAGTTTGGCGGCTATTGCGTCTTCGACATGACGTTCACCGAATTCGGTCAGGCCCCGGCGACCGGCACGCGAGACAGCGCGGCTGGCGTGTACTACGCAGCGCAAACTCTCGGCGACGCCACACAGACCGCTATCACAGATGGGACCAAAGCCATCGATAGCGGAGCCGCGACCAGCACGAGCGGGGTCGCGGCATGATGCAGGCCCCGCACGTTCGCGAAGCCGCCGACATCGTCCGCGTCGCGACCAGCATGCTGCTGGCGACATCGAACAACCAGATCGGACGCGCTGGCTCGGATCTTCGCCGCGCTTGCGGCGACATGGCGGCGAACGCCGAGGAGTACATCACCTATAATCAGGCCGCGCCCAAGCTCGCCTATTGTTTCGATCAGGCGCGGGTGACTGGCGCAACGATGGACCAGTTCAACCGGATACGCGAAGCGCTTGTTGCCGAAAATGCGGTTTCGCTGATCGCGGTGCTGATCAAGCAGTCCTGCGTGTCGTTCTGCCTGCAGCAAATGTCGAACGTGATTGCTGCCACCGTATTTGTCAGTCGTGAGGATGTCGATCATGTACGCGGTGAGATCGGCGTAGCGTTCGACGATGCCGAAGAGGTTGCGGCCGACGAGATGGCGCTGGTGGTGTATCGGGCTTTGATTTCATTGCATGCGGCGGTGACGTTCTATTTGTACCAGACCGCGCGCCCACTGCCGCAGATGCTCGATTTCCAGTTCGCCGCGATCCGGCCGACACTGATCCAGTCCTATCGACTCTATGCCGACGCCAGTCGCGCCGACGAGCTGCGCGAGGAAAACAAGGTCGTGCATCCCGCGTTCGCGCCTCGCACGGGGCGGGCACTGTCGTTCTGACATATGCCCAATCCGGCAGAAGTCGCGCAGCTCGCGGTCGCGGGCATCAAGTTCGAAGACTGGGAGACAGTCTGGGTCCAGCATCGCTGGCAGGACGGATGGCCGCTGTTTCGTTTCACCGCCGCAGAAAATGCGACGATGCCGACATTCTGGACGGCGCTGCAATTCAAGCCCGGCGATCCCTGCCAGATCATCCTTGGTGGCCAGCTCGCGATCACCGGCATCATCCTGACGCGGCAGACCGCCTACGACGCCGCCAACCATAGCGTGGAGCTGTCGGGCGCTGGCAGGACGTGGGCGGCGGCGACATCGAGCATCGACCAGCAGAACAACAAGGGCAATTTCGACAACATGCCGATCACGACGATCTGCAACAAGATCTTCGCGGATTTCGGCGTGAACGTCGTGCAAATCGGGACAGTCGATCAAACACCGTTCGACAAGTGCCAGTCGCATCCGGGGGAATTGACGTTTGACTTCGCCGACAAGCTCGCGCGCACGCGCGGGGCGACGCTCGGCTCGGACCATCTCGGCAATGTGCTGCTGATCGGAGATCACTCCTATCCGGTGGTGCAGGATCTGATCGAGGGTCAGAACATCATGAAGATGCAATGCATCATCTCCAACGAGATGATGTCCACGGAATACTCAATATTGGGGCAGGCTCCGAATGCGGAGGAGATGAGCGCCAGCCAAGCCGCCGAAATGGAAGCGCAAGTACCGGGCACGCTGAAGAACTTCAGGAAGTTCATTCAGACGGTGGCTGAGCAGCCGGTCAAGAGCATGGCGGAGCTGCAGTCACGGGCCGCTTACGAGGCGCGGTTTCGCGAGGGGACGTTGATCCGCGCCTACGTCACGGTGCAGGGCTGGCTGCGCGACGGCAGCAATCTGTGGCGCTGCGGCGACGACGTTTTCGTCCTTTCACCGATGGCGATGCTCAGCTTCGTCATGAAGATCCAGACAATAACATTCCAGCAGGACAGCCAGAGCGGCACGACGACCGTGCTTGAACTGGTGATGCCGTGGATGCTTGCGGACAAGCCTTACGGCACAGGCGTGGCCAGCGAAGGGCCGGATGTGCCGCAACCGCCCGGTCCCCCAAAGACTACCAGCACATAAACGGGAGCCTCTCTATGCATCGCCAGACACCATTGACTGCCGGGTTTGTCGGCTACACCAGCGGCGGATCGCGCACGTTGATCCACGAGATCGACGACAGCACGGGCATGCAGCAGATGAAGGGCTCGATGATGTTTGGCGAGGCCCGTGAGAAGGTCGAGTCGCCGCAGAACTACGGTTTCTCCAGCGTGGTGCGACCGGCGACCAAGGGCAAGGATGGCAAGATCGAGGATTGCGCCGAAGGCTTCATGTCGTATTTCGGCGGCAACCGCACCGGCTCGTTTTGCGCGGTGATGGACGACCGCCGCTATCGTCCGCTCGGATTGAAGCCCGGCGAAAATTGTCAGTATGACGATCTCGGCCAGATGACGCTGCTCCGCCGTACCGGCCTCTATCTGCTCACCAACGACAACCCGGAGGACAACCAGAGCCAGAGCGGCAGCGGTTCGACACCGGGACAGCGCGATGGCAGTAGCAGCGGCCAGACTGTGGAGCGCTTCGTCTCGCTGCGCCATGTCGAGAAGCAGAAGCAGAAACGTCCGAGCCGGGGCGGCAGCGGACAAGGGGGCGGCAACGGGAGCAGCGGCAGCGGTGCTGGCGCGGGCACGCTCGACAGTAGCAGCGGCGGCAGCGGCCAGAGCGCGCAGGACTACCAACACGAAGGCCAGAGCGTCAACCACGAGATCAGGGTCGCGAAGGCCAACATCCAGACCATTGATGGGACGACCGTCGTTTCGCAGTACACGAAACAGACTTCGCAGTGGAATTTCAGCGGCAAGGAGCATTTGGTCTCATCGAGCGACAAGCACACCGTGACGACGAAAGAGGTCAACATCAACGGCAGCACATCCGCCACCGTTGCAGGGCAACAGGTCAACATCAACGGCAGCACGGGCATCGCCCTCTCAGGGCCAACGTCGGTCAACGGCAATCCGGTCGCGACCGCCGATATGCTTGCCGCGCGCGATGCGGCGATTGCCGCGCTTGAAGCGAGGGTGGTGGCGCTGGAGGCGAGGCTTCCATGAACAGCGATCCAACCTCTCTGGATCAGGCGCTGTAAAAAATGCCGGACATCCGGCTGATTCAAAACTCGGCGGCCTTCCCGGCCTACTCGATTCCCATCGACTGGTCGCTGCTGTCGGATGGCACGCTCGACGACACGCAGGCGCTGGCGTCGGCGGTCGTTGTTGCGCTCGGCACCGACGCACTTGCCGCCCCCGACGACATCCTGCCGGACCCGGATTCAACGGACCGCGCTGGATGGTGGGGCGACTTGGATGCGGCGGAGTTGTTTGGCGGCTGGCCCATTGGGACGCGGTTGTGGCTGCTCAAGCGCACCAAGATTGTCGGGCCGGAAGATCCAGAGGGGGCGACCGTGGCCCGCGTCGAGCAATACATCGCCGAGGCGCTCCAGCCCTTTGTCGATCTGAAGATCGCGAGCGGCTTTGACGTACAGGCGGCCCGCGTCGGGGTCGAGCGGATCGACGCGCTGGTGACGATCTATCGCGGGCCGAAAACGCCTATCGAGCTGCGGTTCGAAGTCTTGTGGGCCGAGATCTTTCCTAACATCAATACAAGGAATTGAATTGTGCCTTGGTCAACGCCAACGCTCAAAGAAGTCCGGAGCCTCGTCCGCGACAACGTCCGCGCGTCGTTGCCGGGCGCGGATGCCAGCGTGCCCAACTCGGTGTTGCGCGTTCTCTCCGACGCGCAGGGCGGCCTGTGCCATCTGACGCTGCAATATATCGACTGGCTGTCACTGCAGCTTCTGCCCGACACGGCCGAGACCGAATGGCTCGACCGACATGGGCAAATCTGGCTCATCAATTCTGACGGCACCAAAGGCCGCAAGCAGGCGACGTTTGCGTCCGGCTCGGCGACGTTCACCGGAATTGATGGGACTATCGTCCCGACCGGCACGCAGCTCACTGGGCCGGTAGGTTACGAGACGACGGCGGATGTCACGATTGGCACCGGGCCGTCCGAGACCACGGTGGTTGCGCTCGATCCCGGCATCGCTGGCAACATGAACACCGGGGACACGCTGTCGCTGACGACTTCGGTCCCCAACGTCGATGGCTTCGCCACGGTGGTCACGATGGACGGTGGCGTCGATACCGAGAACGACGACGACCTTCGCGCCAGAATCCTGCATCGCATCCAGAACCCGCCGATGGGCGGCGCACAGGCCGACTATGTGACGTGGGCGCTGGCGGTCCCCGGCGTCACCCGCGCATGGGCGGCACCGGAGCAAGGCATCGGAACGATCACGGTGCGCTTCCTGATGGACCATTTGCGCGCCGACGACGACGGCTGGCCGACGCCGACCGATGTGCAGACGGTCCACGACTACATCAACAAGATGCGGCCGGTGACGGTGAAGGATTGCTATGTGCTCGCGCCGATCAAGCAGTTTGTCGATGTCACCATCCAGAATCTGGTGCCTGATTCTGCGCAGGGTGCGGTCGAGGCCAGCATTCGCGAGATGTTGTTTGAAATGGCAGCGCCGGGCCAGACCATCTACGCGGCTTGGGTCTCCTACGCGATCATGAACGCGCCCGGTGTGCAGTCGTTCAACCTGATCACCACCGATGACATCGTGATGCCGTCGCTCGGCCACATGGCGGTGATGGGCACGCTGCTATTCAATGAGCCGACGCAAGTCGCGATGGGACCGTCGCCAACATGAGCGACAAGCACGTCCGCCGTCTCGGTCAGGACTACGGCACCGCCTTCCTGTCGCTGCTCCCGCAAGGGCAGGCATGGCCGAAATATCCGGGCACGACGCTGGATCTCGCCTGTCGCGGCCTCGCCGAATACTGGGGCTTCGTCGATAGCCGCGCCGCCGATCTGTTGGAGCGGGAGAGCGACCCACGTTACACCATCGAGCTGTTGCCGGACTGGGAGCGCAACTGGGGCCTGCCCGATCCCTGCTACACCGCACCGCAGACGATAGGCGAACGCCAGCTCGCGCTGGTGATGCGGATGACGATGGAGGGCTCGCAGTCCCGCGAGTTCTTCATCGGTGTCGCGGCGATGATCGGCTACACGATCAGCATCACCGAGTATCGCACCTTCGTCTGTGGCATCGACCGCTGTGGCGACAACCGCGTCTACGGCGACGGCTCCGATCCCATGTACAACGAATGGGGCAACCCGATCCTCGATCCGCGCGGCAATCCAGTCGCTGACGGCGAGCTTTCGGAGTGGCCGTATTACGGGCTCGGTCCTCCTGAGAACCGCTTCTATTGGACCGTGCATGTCGATAACGCGAAGCTGGTCTGGTTTCGCGTCACGTCGGGCCAGACCGGCGTCGATCCTCATTTGCGCATCGGTGTGTTCGACGATCTTGAGTGCCTGCTGAATCGCTGGAAGCCAGCGCACACGCAAATCATCTTCGACTATTCCGGTCTGCAGACCGGCGGCGACATGGCCGGAACGCCTTAGCCCAAACCACCCATCGCTTTTTTGGCCCGACACTCGGCGACCCGCACAGCGCCGTGGAGAGAGGAATCGCGTCGATGCAATACAATCAACCCTACGGCGTCAGCGATCCGAACGCTGGCTACATCAACGGCAATCCATCGACCGGCACCATGGGGTCGATTCCTCCTGCGGCTTCGATTGAGTATCCCCAACGCGAGATCGTCAATCTGATCAGCGACGCGGGCATCGTGCCGGACAACGCCGATCTGCATCAGCTCGCGAAGGGCGTGCAGAGCGGACAACTGATCTATGGCGACGACACAGGTGCGGCAAATCAAGTGTCGCTCGCCGTAAATCCTCCGGTGACGGTGCTGAAGAAAGGCATGCAGTTCATCACCATTTTTGCGCACGACAATACCGGGCCTTCCAGTGCGAGCGTCAGCGGTCTGCCGTTTATCGAAATTGTGCATCCGATTGACCGCACGCCGCTCAATCCGCTGGAGCTGCGCGCAGGCGCAATCGGTTGTCTCGCTTTTGACGGCACCAAATTCCAGCTCGCATGGTCGAACGTCGTCGGGTCAACTGTCGGTGCGCCCGGCGTTCCGATCTACCTGACCGTCAATCTGGACTATTACATCGGTGGGCCGGGTGCGAGCGACAACAACGACGGCACCACCATTGCGGTGACGACCGCGCCGCATGGTCCTTTCGCGACGTTGCAGAAAGCGATGAACACCATCGCGAACTTCAATCTCAACGGTCACAACATCACCCTCCATGTTGCGGACGGCTCATATGCCGGTGTCATGTTGGGGCGGATGGCAGGCAGCGGCCAGACAATCTGGCTTGGCAACCCGACGACACCGGGCAACTGTCACATCACCGGGCAGAGCATGTCAGCGATCTTTGCGCAAGGTGCTGGCCCGACACATTCATTCGAGGGTTTCTTTTTAGAGAGTAATTACACCAGCGGTCCTTATGATTGTAGCGGTGCGAGCGTGGCAGGGACCGGCACGCAATTGGCCTTGCGGAATATTCTGTGGGGTCAGTGCAGCGGCTCGCATCTCTCCGTATCGCAAGCCGGTGTCGTCTCGCTCGGTGCAAAGCAGATCATCAACGGGTCGCCGCTTGGCAATAATCCGCAGATGACGAGCGGTTGGCACATCTTCTGCGTCAACGGCGCGATCATTCAGCCGCAAGGCGGCAATCTGCCGACGCTTCAAATTCTTAATCCGGTCGGTGGGCAGAACGGCGGTGGCTTCGCTGTCGTCAACACGCTCGCATTCTTTGAGGCGTACTACTCAAGCATCACGGGTGCCGGGAATTTCAGTGGCTTCAAGTATTCGGTTGGCGCGAACGCCATCCTCAACACACACGGCAGTGGCGTGAACTATCTGCCGGGAAATGTCGCAGGCACGCAAGCGACCGGCGGTCAGTATTTCTAAGGGGAGATTTCGCATGTATGCGCCGAACAATTGGTACTGGATCATTGGTGCCGACGAAGCCAACGTCTGGTCGAGCCGCCTTGCCGCGTCGATCCCCATCGATAACGCCGACTATGTCGCGTGGCTTGCGGCTGGCAACTTTCCGTCGCGCGCGGAAACGATGGCTGACCTTCAGGTGGTGCTCGCGGATCAATATCCTCCCGGCACGCTGGAGACCTACACGGCGCACAAGCGCTGGCAGAAGGAGCAGGCTGGCATCACGCTGACATCGGGCATGCCGATCAAAACCGATGACCGTGCGCAGGCCAAGATCAGTGGCGCGTACTTCGCGGCGCAGGAAGTGCCGACCGTCGTCACGCCGTGGCACGCAGCGGACGGCACCGTGCATGATCTCGACGCGACGCAAATCAGTGCGATGAACAACGAACTGCTGACGCACATCAACAACTGCTTCTCGATCTCTTCAGATGTTCTGGCTGGGATCGCGGCGGGCACCATCACGACGCGCGAGCAGATTGATGCCGCGTTCAACGCGCCGATGACGCAGGCGCGCAAGGACTGGCTGAAGACGACGTAGGGCGCGGGAAAATGGCCATCGTCAACATCACAACCTACAACGATGCCGACTTCTACCGGACGTTCATCTGGCAGACGGTCGCTGGCTTGCCCATCGACTTGTCCGGCGGCTCGATGGAGATGATGTTCCGGCGTCGCGCGGCGGACAACGTCGCCGAGATGCGGCTCGCCACCGACACCGGGGAGATCGTGTTTACCGATCCGGTCAATGGTCAGTTCACGGTGCGGATCTCGCAGTATTTTCTGGAGCGGATCGGGCTGGGTAGTTTTGACCAGTCGAACATTTTCACCCGCAGCGGCTTCAAGGTTCGTGTCTGGTCCGGCACCTTCACCAACAATGCCGGTGCAACGCGATGAGCAACGTCGAGATCAATAACGACATCGACGTGAGCTTCGCCACCAGCGACAGCGCCGTCATTGTCATCATGGACGACGAGACCGAGGTCATCCAGACGCTTGAGCAGGGGCCGCCCGGTCCTCCGGGGCCGGTGGGGCCAATCGGGCCGCCATCGTCGGTGCCGGGACCGCAGGGCAACGGCATCATTTACGGCCCGAACGATCCGAGCGTCGCCGATGGAAGGCCGGGTGACTTCTGGATCAACACCACCACGCATTTTATTTTCGGTCCAAAGACAAATGTCTGGCCCGCTGGCACTTCGCTGATCGGTCCGCAAGGCCCGCAAGGCATTCAAGGCACTCAAGGCGTTCAAGGTCCGCAAGGACCAGCCGGAATTCAGGGACAGCAAGGCAACCAAGGCACTGCGGGTGTCGATGGCAATACCGTGCTGTATGGGACGACCGACCCGACAGGTGGCATCGGCGTCAACGGCAACTTCTACATCAACACGACGACGCATTTTCTGTTTGGCCCGAAGGCTGGCGGCAATTGGCCCGCAGGCACATCACTGATCGGGCCGCAGGGTCCGGTGGGACCGCAAGGTGTGCAGGGTGATGCTTCGACGGTGCCGGGACCGCAGGGACCGCAAGGCATCCCCGGTGCCAGCACCGTTGTCATCTCCGACACGGCACCGACTGGCGTGCCCGACAATACGATCTGGTGGGAGAGCGACACCGGCCTGCTCTACGTCAGATACAATGACGGCACGAGCACAGCTTGGGTGATCGCGTGTCCGCAGCCGGATGCCTCGACGTTTCTGCTGAAGGCTGGCGACACCATGACCGGGCCGCTGGTGCTGTCGGGCAATCCCACAGCCGCGCTGCAGGCTGCACCAAAGCAATATGTCGATGGCTCTCATTCGCCAGCATCGTGGACGCGCACCGTCCTCAAGTCGGGTTCTGGCACCTACACCACAAAAGCGGGCTGCGTTGCCATCAACGTCCGCATGGTTGGCGGCGGTGGTGGCGGTGGCGGTGGCGGCACTTCTGGCGGCACTGGCGTAGTCGGCGGCGCAACGACCTTCGGCTCATCTCTCTTGACGGCAAACGGCGGAAACCCCGGCGGCGGTTCCGGCACCGGAAGTACTAACGGCGGCACTGCTTCAGGCGGCGACATCAACCTCACAGGTCAACAAGGCCAAGCGAGTTTTGGGGCCGGTGGCGCATCGACTGTGGTGCAAGCGCCGCAAGGCGGCAACTCACCTTTCTTCGCGGGCGGCGGCGCTGGCGGCTGGCCCAACGCGGCGGGATTTCCGGGGACGCCGAACACCGGCAGTGGCGGCGGCGGCGGCGGCAGTAATAATGCTACTCCAACGACCGGCTCTGCGGGCGCTGGCGGCGGTGGCCTTGAAAAGCTGATCACCAATCCTGCGGCATCATATCCCTTTGTGGTGGGCGCGGGCGGCCAAGGCGGCGGGGCGGGCGGCGGCACGGGTGCTGGCGCTGGCGGCAATGGCGGTTCTGGCACCATCATCATTGACGAGTATTATTGATGGCCATCGACTTTCCCAGTTCACCAACTGTCGGCCAGAAATATCCGGCCACGCCCACGACCGGCGTACCGACCTACACATGGGACGGCGAAAAGTGGACGACGATAGGTGCGCCGATTGGCGGCAAGACGCCGATCTATGCCGATGGCTCCAACCCGATGACGGCGGCGCTGACGCTTGCGGGCGATCCGGTTAATCCGACTGATGCCGCCGATAAGCACTATGTAGACAATGCAACGCCGCCGCCGTTTCCATCCGGCACGGTGATGCTGTTCTATCAGGCGGCTGCACCTGTTGGCTGGACCAAGCTGACGACGCAGAACGACAAGGCGTTGCGCGTCGTCTCAGGCAACGGCGGCGTGGCTGGCGGCACCAATGCGTTCTCGACCGTGATGGCGCAGAGCGTTGTCGGCAACCACACAATTGCAGCGGCCGAAATCCCTGATGGCATTGCATCCTCTCAAGTCAACTCCATCCAAGTCTTTCCGAGCGGCAACGGTTCGCTTTCCGCGCCGCTCAACACTGGCGGCGGATGGGGTGGCGTCGGAGTGGGTCAGGTGGGGTCGCAATACGCGGCATATTCCGGCAACGGCAACACCATCACCTATACCGCTTCATGGAGCGCTGGCAACAACATCGGCGTCTATTCATCTGGCAATGGGTCTGGCGCTCACAATCATCCGATCACGATGGCGATCCAGTACATCGATGTGATCTTGGCGAGTAAGAACTGATGAAAATTCCGCACGCCGACGAGGGCGGCATCTGCCCGCTCCACAAACAGGACATGAGCGAGGTCTGCCACAAGTGCCCGTGGTGGTCCTTGGTGCGTGGCAAGAACCCGCAGTCCGAAGAGATCATCGACGACTGGCGCTGCGCGGTCGCATTGCTGCCGATGCTGCTGATCGAGAACGCACAGCAGTCGCGCAGCACGGGCGCTGCAGTCGAGACGCTGCGCAATGGTTTGGTGGCTGGCGTGGCGGACGCCGTGAACATGGCCGCGCAGCACTATCAAGGGAGACTGATCGATGCGCGTAACAATCGTGGTTGAGAACGACATCGTCACGGTCGATGGCCAGTGGCGCAGGGTCGATTGCTCGCCGCTGATCGAGGACGGCATCCATGCGGTGCAGTGGTATGAGACGGTTGGCGAGGTGGAGTTCAGGACCGAGATCGACGCGGAGCGCAAGATACAGACGCGAAAGCCGAACGAGGTCATCACCGACTTTTCGCCGTACCAGAGCTACGTCGATGCATGGGAAATCGAGAACGCCAAGCAGTCGCTGATCGAGGCCGCGCAACAGAAGGAAATGGCCGACAACGAGGAGGCGGCGGCCAAACTCGCGCGGCAGGCTAAAGCATTGATGAAATTGCCGCAGGCCGAACGGGAGCAACTGTTCGCGGCGCAACAGGCCGTGGCAGAGCAGCAGGCTGCGCAAGCCGAGCAACAGCGGCTGGAGGCGTGGGAGAAATTATCGCCGGACGAACAGCGGCAAGTGATCGCGGACGCCAGTCCATGATGCTGCTGCTCATCGTGCTGCATCTGGTCGTGCTGCACACCTTGGACGGGCGTGAGGTGAGCGTTAACCCGTCGCTCGTCACCAGCTTGCACGCATCCAAGGAGGATGAGGAGAACAAGCTACTTATCGAAGGCGTGCGCTGCGTGGTCAGCTTGGCCGATGGAAAATTCGTCAGCGTATCGGAGACCTGTGACGTTGTGCGGAAGCTGCTTGAGGAGAGCATTCCATGACCCGGCTTCGTGGCAAGGTTTCGTGGTTTGGAGGACCGGATGACATGGGGGTCGCGCCAGATGAAGGTCTGGCGTTCATCTACGACGTCGATGACGCGCCGCATCTATTCTTATCGTCACAGCCGCCCGGCACAAGCGGGCTGGCTCGGCGACTCGATCCTGCGCGGAGTTATATCGCTTGCCGCTGGAATTATGACGTCACGTCGAAGGCGGAGTTGCTGCAGACCATGGCGCTGGTGCGCGCGGTCAAGACCGGCAAAGCCTATCCCGCCTATCCCGCCGACTGGGGGCCGCACCAAGACACCAACCGCATCGCCGACATCTCTCCCGGCTTGATGACCGCGCTCGGCATCGAGACCGACGACGAGGTCGAAGTCATTTTCCCGTACCAACAGGGAGTCTCCGTCATGCCATACGAAAGCATCGTCATCAGTTCAGGCCACGGCAAATATGTGCGCGGTGCCAGCGGAATCATCGACGAGGTTGACGAGGCTCGCCGCGTGGTCGAGCGCGTCGCCGAGATGCTGGAAGCGCGCGGCGTCGATGTCACCGTCTTCCACGACAACACGAGTCAGACCCAGAGCGAAAATCTGAACTGCATCGTCTCGTACCACAACAGCCAAGAGCGGGATCTCGACGTGAGCGTCCATTTCAACGCCTACGTCGAGACCACCAAGCCGATGGGCGTCGAGGTGCTGTACGTGACGCAGGGCGAACTCGCGGGCGATCTGTCGCGCGCCATCGCCGAAGCTGGCGACCTGATCGACCGGGGCGCGAAGAAGCGGACAGATCTGGCGTTCCTCAACGGCACTGAAATGCCGAGCGTGCTGATCGAGACGGCATTCGTGGACAGCTCGGCCGATGCGTCGGCATATCAGGCCAACTTCGAAGGGGTCTGCGACGCCATCGCGACAGTGCTGGGCGGACCGGCCGAGGAGACTGCGCCGCCGCCGGGAGGAGAGATCGAGCCGCCGAAGCCGCCGACGCATCCGCGACCAACCATGCGGCTCGATGTCGAGGTGACCGGCGACATCACCATCATCATCAACGGCGTGCCGGTCACATAAGAGGATCTTGCCATGGGAATCCTGCTCAGCTTTCTCGAATTGCTGCTCTATCTCGCGATCATCATTTTCGTCGCCTACGCGATCAAGTGGCTGATCACCGGCTTTCTCGGCTGGCCTATCGATGCCAACATCTACAAGTGGGGTCAGATCATCGTCGGGTTGCTCTGCATCATCGCCATCGTCGCGTGGCTCGTGAGCGCGCTCGGAGGTGGTGTCGGCTTGCCGCACTTTTGGGGACCAGCAGCCATCTCCCGCTAGGCCATCGCAGTTCGACCCGCTGCCGCCCGCCGATCCGCGAACGCCATCGATCTGCAAGGGCTGCTGACTTTTGAGGCTCCGCACGGTCCAGCGCGGAGGAGGCGAGTGGCAGCACGAATTGACGTGCTTTAAACTGTCGGGGCGACTGCAAGCGTCCGCCGCTCACCGCTTCCGGGCCGCGACCGAAAGGGCGGCTTCCAAGGCCTTGGCGCTGGCCAAATCCGCCTGCCTCATGAGGTTTTCGAGGGTGTCCGGTAGGTCTGGACCAGCGTCCGGGAGGGCCTCCATACGGGCTCCCAAACGCCTCCGTTTCCATGCCCGCCGGGCGGCGGAACCGATGTGGAACTGGCGACAGCCGGGGCAGGATTCGGTCCGCCTCTCGCCCCGTTTCGGGGTCCAGCGGCGGTGACAGGAGGCGCAAATCAGTTTCATGGGACAGATCGGTAAGTCGTTGGCCCAGAAGATCAAACGCCAATGTAAGGGGTGCGAGGAGCGGCGCAAGAAGATCGCGGCGGCGCTGGATCGATGGCTGAAGCGGCCGAAGCCCAAGCCGCCCTCACGATGAGGTGTTAAGCTGTTGCAGCGCGCCCGGTTTTGCGGTGGAATTCGGTCGTGTTGTTGGAGTTGCGTAATGGGTATTTGGACGCCATCGATAGTTCCGGCGAGCCACGATCAGGACACTTATCTCGTCATCAACCGCTTTGGCGATCACGGCACCGCCTTCGTCGAGACCGATCTCGACCGGACCGATCTAGAGACCGTCATCACCGATCTGATCAGGGGTGAGCATTCCGATCCGCAGCGCGTGGTGATGCTCAACACCGAGACCGGCTTCGCCAAGGATGTTTCGCGGGAAGTCGCGCAGGAGATCCAGCGCCGTCTCGATCTCAGCAGCGACGAAACGCCAGTCTGCCTTGAACAGTTTTTGGATCGGTACGTGAGCCCGGATCGTCAGTTAACACTGCGTCTGACCTGATGACGGAGGGGCTGTCGCTGCGACGTACCGTGATCGGCGGCGACCGGCTCGATAACGATTACTGCGTGCATCACGAGGGCCGTCTTGTAGGGCGCATCCGCGAGGCGACCGAACGCTATGGCTTTGAGCCCGGCTGGGATTGGACGATCAACCCGCCACTGCCAATCCCGACATGGGCGCATGGATCGGAGCCGACATTCGACAGGGCAAAGGCGGCGTTCAAGGAAGCGTGGGCACGGTTCTATGCGGGGCTGTCACCGCAGGACATCGCACACTGGCATCACATTCAGGATGCCGCTGCCGCACGCTTCAAGGACTGATCAAGCCGCCCGCCGTGGCGGCTTTTTTGTTGCCCGGTCAGAACTGGTCCTGCACACGGCTGTAGGCCGGATGCCTGCGGTTCTTGACCTTGACCCAGTGGGTGCAGCGGCCGACGCGATAGGCGCGCTCGCGGTGTTTCGACACCAGTCCCTCCAGACCCATGCGGCAGGCGGCTTCGAACAGCTCTGGGCCGATCTCGCCCTGCTCAAACGGCGCGATGAAGATTCCTTCCGCATGTCCGCGCAGCAGCCGCGCAAGATTGGTTTTGCGCATTGATAGCGGCAGCTTGCGGTGGTCGTCGCCGTCTCCCGCCAGCATGTCGAAAGCGTAGAGCTGCACCTCGTGGTCATACTTTCGCGACTGCAGCGCATTGAAGTCGGAGACGCCATCGACCCCAAGCACCACGGCTTC